TTAGCTGGTTTATATGTAGATAAAAAAGAAGTAAAAGTATCAGGATTGGAGGGTATGTCACGTGCAGAGCTTGAGAAAAAACTCACAGAGCTTTCAAACAAAATCGATGGCTTTAACGCCAAAACGATCGAGGTTGAGCCAGAGACAGAAAAATTACCTCAAAAGTAATAACTGGACTTCTTTTATAACTATTTTTAATGAGGTGCATAATCCAGACCTCAAAACAAATGTAGGAAAAGTTAATGTACAAACGAAAGAAGAGTAAATATAAACACGCTGTTGTTGGTGGTAAAAAGTATTACTTATATAGAATTACTTGGATCGATCCGTGCGGTGATTCAGGTCATGCAGAAGCAAGTGAAGTTAAAAAGTTATTACCTGCTAAGATGATTACGCAAGGATATGTTTATGACAAAGACAAGAAAAACGTTTGGACATTTGCAAGTTATGACACAGAGTCAGCAGTTTTCTCCGATCGTAATGTACTACCAAGATGTTTAATTCAGAAGATGGAAAAAGTAGATAACCGATCTGAATAATTTATGAAAAAGCGTGAGTCAAAGCTCTGGCAAAGAATTAAAAAACATATAACAAAACCTCATTTAATCCGTGTAGAATCTAATACCGTCAATGGTATTCCTGACATAAACGGTTGTTGGAGTGGTAAAGAGTTTTGGATGGAACTTAAATCGGACAAAGTTGGATATCCTAAGCTATCTAAATGGCAAATTAGTTGGATTAACAAACGAATCAAACACGGTGGTATTGTAATCATCTGCAATGAGACCCTCTCGAAGAGGTCTCTAGAACTGTATAGACCGTTGTCCGCGATTACTGACCCTCGTTTACTGAAACCTCGTTGCTCGTTCTCGTTTCCCGTACAATGGCCACTGGTGCAGCGTGCCATCTGGAGGCTCCTGCAGCGTGCTCCTGAAGCTCGTCCTCGTTCTCGTGCCGAAGATCAACGGATCGCTAAAGAAATAGAAATGCATCAGGGAAGCCTGTGCAGCCAGGACTTGGAAGAGGCATAGTTCTCGTGTATCCTTTTCTCGGGGGCCAACTTTAGTCTCATTGTTTTCCGTTGAGCCCCCTCCACGGATCTCCCAGCAGGGAAAGCTCGTTCTCGTTCGAAGAAGCTCGTTCTCGTTTTGGTAGCAACTAATCAGTGCATGGGAGGCGTAAGCCTTCACTGGCTTCCCATCAGGAGCTGGTAGCTCGTTCTCGTTTAGGGAAGGATTATAGGTATGGGTAATGTACTTACAGGTACATGCCTGAGGCTGCTACGCTGGTAGGAAAAAGTATTTGAATTTTCTTCTTGACTTATCTCCCATCTGGTCTTATGTATACGTCTGACCCATTGGCGTATGCACTATGTGCGAACTAGTTTAAAGTACTTCGCTGATGGTTCTGGGGTCAAGCGTAGGGCGTTCTAGTCGACGAGTAGTCTATTGCGCTTGGCCCATTAACAACAAACCAAAGGATAACAATGAGCAAGACAATAAAGATAGAAGTGAATGCAGGATGTGTAACTGAGGTGACTGGTTTACCCGAAGGATATGATTACGAAATAGTTGATCATGACATTAAAGAACCCACGGCCAAGACACATGTGATAAAGGATGACGGTACGGTGACCGTTCTAGAAGGAAAGATAGAAGAACTTAAGGAGATGCAAGGACTCGTTAAGGGACCAATTGAAATCGTTAACGCAGCAATGCCTACAGCATCGAAGGAGCTGCCTGACGCGGTAGCTCTTAAAGAAATGATAGTTAATGAGGAGGGGCTCTTTAACACTGCGTTCAAAACGAATCACAAGGCACGTAAGTTAATAGCTCAAGGCCTGGGCGTGCAGCTGGATGACATTCAGGACATCCGTGGTGATGTGTTCGTGACTGACGGATGGAGGATCGCGTGATCTCGTTTTTATTAATATTCATTCTCGTTTGGCCTAGTATAACTCTTCCACTGCTGGGCGTGCTTGTGCTTACGGGGGCTTCCCTCTGGTGAAGCCGAAGCTCTCGCTCTCGCTCGTTAGGCGAACAACTGGTTTATAACCATTAAAATTCCCTTCACGCTGGGCTTCCGCCTGACAATCGTCAGAGAAGTTAGAATTTCCTGTGTTCGTTTTGGGTTTTTCTTGTTGACTTATTGGTGGGATATGATAAGACAATGATGTGGTAGGTAGCGAGAAAACTGGGCAGATCAGACTATTTGTGTACGATACAGTTTGCAGACTGGTAGTGGGGGGTCGTAATCCTGTATTCCTATTTACCACATAAAAACGAACAAAGGAGAAAGATATGGGACTAGACCAAATTGCTCATTTACGAAACAGAAAAGTAAATTGGGAAAAATACTATGATGATGATAAGGAAGAACAAAAGGGAGTTTTCGTTTGGAGAAAACACGCTCGACTTCAAACTTTTATGAATAATAAGTTTGCCGAGCAGAACGCAGAGGCGATAAAGAAACAAGAGGAACTCGATAAGAAGAAAAAGAACTCGTTCTTTGATTTAGGACATCTCGGTATGAACGGTGATGATGAGTTGTACATTACTGAAGAGATAGTCAGGGAGCTGGAAACCGAGTGGAAAAATGACTATCATCACTCGTTCTGTTCAGACGGATTTTTCTGGGGACAACAGTTTCAAGAAGAGGCAGTCAAAGAATATAAATCACAGGATAAAAAATTCATTGAGTGGTGTAAGAAAGCGATTAAGAATAAGCAAGTAGTCGTTTATACGTGCTCGTGGTAAATGTCGCGTTGTTAATAATGTCGTTATTTAAAAAGAAAAGGGGGCAGAGCTGATGGGTGTAATAATCTGGACTAGTCCGTTGTGGGTTATCTACATTTTATTATTATTTGATATTGTAAGTTTATCAAATGTATTTAATTTGTTCTAATTTTGTTTGTGGAAAAACCCATTTTGGACAAACCCATAATGAACACAAAGTGCTTGTTATTAGTATGAGACCTGATAAGACAAGATATTAATAACAACTAACAAAAGGAAAACAATGAGTAATGCTGTTAAAAAGCTGAAAGCTGATGAAAAGAAAATCGTCATGGCTTATGCTGTTAACAAGCTACAATTCAATCGTTTATCTAAAGAGTTAGATAAGATGAAACAAAACTTGGTTGATGTGTTTGAAAGAACAAATCAAAACTTGGTTATTGTTCAAGACGAAAACGGTTGTAGCTTTGGGGTGCAGAAAATCAAACGTAAGAGAAAGAAGTTTGAAACTGCTAACTTCAAAATCAAACATAATGATTTATTCAATCAGTTCTGTACCGAGATTGAATATAATGAGTTCAAGGCAATAGGGGATAACAGTTAATGCCTGACAATGTGCCAATGAACATATCAAAAGTATTAGCCGAGCAATCGGCTAATACTCAACTTACACCTAATCAGAAGTTAGACCCTGATGCGATCAGTAAGTTAAATTATGAAGTCATGTATAAAATGCTAGAGGGCGAAGTAGAAAAGCTAATCATTGAAAATGTTGGCAACCCTTTAATAGACGACTTCAAACAAAGGATTGTAAATAAATTTAGCTACTTAATTGAGAAGTTAAGTAAGTAAATACAACCGACAACTCGTAGCGCTAACGCGCTACGGGTGTATCTATATGAAGGCTCATAAATTCCAACAAACTCGATCCAGCTTTTCGCAAAATTTCAGCGCGTTATAGTAGAAGGTACTTCTACTGACGGAGAGTTTATAGCAAGTCGAATAGAAGTAGAGTATGCTTAAACGATATGGTATAAAAAGGGGACCCAAAAGATGAAAAATTTAAGATGAAAACAATAGATCTTTTAACAGATGATGAATTAAGAACCTTAATTCTTAAGAAGCAGATCGAATTTATAAAATTATGTCAGGATAACTTTTTATTGTTTGCTAAAGCAATGTGGCCTGATTTTATTTATAGACAAACAGAGGACCCACAAAAGTATGGGCACCATCAAATAATAGCAAATGAGTTTCAAGATATAGCTTCAAAAGAATCTAAACGTCTTATTGTGAATATGCCACCAAGACATACCAAATCAGAGTTTGCGTCTTTCTTGTTCCCTGCGTGGATGATCGGTAAGAATCCTAAAATGAAACTTATGCAAGTCTCACACAATGCTGAACTTGCTTCGCGGTTCGGTAGCAAAGTTAGAAACTTAATGGAAACTGAAGACTACAAAAGTATCTTCGGAGATGTTAGTCTTAGAGAAGATAGTAAGGCAAAAGGACGATGGGAGACCAATCATGGTGGAGAATATTTTG